ATCTCGTTACACGACTATTTCGAAAATAAATTATCCGATGGCGGTAAGAAAATCATCGAGCACTTACCTATAAACATCGATGGGGTCACATGGAAACACATGTCGGCGTACGAATTTATCAAGACCGGTGATCAGCTTCTCTTTTCTAGCCCCTACACTCAAAAAGTTTCAGGGAAAATCATGAACGATGCCGTGGAGGAAAAACTTCTCGGCGCCGGTGTGAATTTTATATTCGGCTCGGAACTCGAAAAAGTGGAGTACCGAGAAGACGGGTACGAAGCATCTTTCAGTGATGGGACGTCCGTATCCGACGGAATTTTCTACATGTGTGTAGATAACAGCCCCGCACTCAAACTCATAGGCGATAACTGGGGACCCCTGGCTGAGAAGAAGATCCGAAGCGCGACCTACGGGTCGATATGCGTCTTACTGGATTACGACGAGTTCGTGCCTGCCGGTGAGGAGCTCGAGACCCTGACCACCACCAAATGGAACATCCTCGTTTCGAATTTACCCGGGACCAACACGGTTTCGTGTGTCCTATGCGATCTCACGAAAGAAATTCTCGCCAGCGAACCGGATGTCATCAAACGGGAGGTGATTCACCAGCTCGGTCTTCCACCACCCCGAGAAATCAGGATCGGATGGGGAAGTGAATGGACCGGCGAAAAATGGGAATTTTCACAGAGTTCGGGGGTGTTGGGTCTGAACGGGCAAGTCCCGTTTTTTGGGGTTTGCCCCAACGTCGCACTTTGCGGTATGATGTCGTACCGCAACACACCCTACTCGAGCATAGAGGCCGCGGTCGAAGTTTCCAGGCGGCTCAGTCACGAATGTTTCGGGACTCGGTACCCGCTCAAACCGATCGCCGTTTCCCAGGTACTCGCGATCTGCGTCGTGACACTCCTCGTAATAATTCTTGTATATCGTAATAAGAACCAATGAAGTTCTCAGCCGAAGTATACGAACCGATGTATGATTTCAATGATAGGAAGTATCTCAGGGTTTCAGTCCCTGAGAATGTCCGTGCCACCATTGAAAACATGCATATGAAACGTACACACCTTTTGAAAAGTGTAAACGTGGACGACCCACTGCAGGGTCGAGTGCTCAGGGTTAAAATTCCGTTCCGTTACAGGAGAGTGATGTGCAGCGTCGAAGGACGCCCCATTCAGTCTCTAGTAAGGGGGGACGAGATCGAGGTGGTGGTCGACTTCAAGGGGGCTTGGAATGTGGAGAATCACTCGGGTTTCTCGTGGGTGCTTTCGTCCTCGATCTTTTCGAGCTCCTCGTCGGAGGCCTGAGTTGGATCACGCGGGAGTTCGATCGTCTCCAGCCCCCCCTTTTTAAGGTCGCGGAAGGTCTGGAGCATACCCTGAAGCCTAAATATCTCCTGGGTCATCTGCTCGATGGTCTGAGTGACCTTCTTAATGTTTTCGTCGATGTTCACGGTGGGCATTTACGTAGTTAAAGTTTGTAGTCTTTAACTAGGTAAAGATGGGTACACTGACACGGACCGGGTACTTGATATCTCGCACCGAACTCAGCAAAGTTCCGCACCAGGCGGTCGTCGTCCTCGGCGGTTTAAAAAAAGAGCTTACCGTAAGACCCGTAGTCAACTCGGACTATGGGTTTCCTCCACCGCCTTTTAAGGTTTTCCGAGCGACTAAAGACGGAATCTGCGCCCCGAGATTCTTCGGAATCGATAAAATGGGCCCACCCAAAATCGACAAAAGACCTGAACCTGCGAAAAGCACAGCCAAGTTCACAGGAAAATTGCGAGACGCCACCCACCAAAACGAAGCCTTCGCAGCAGCGATTAAAGCAGGCAGCGGCGTCCTTTCTTTACCGTGTGGGTTCGGCAAGACGACTGTATCCCTGGCCATAGCCTGTAAACTCGGCTACCGCACGATGATCGTCGTGCACAAACAGTTTCTCGCGGATCAATGGCGTGAGCGTATTCAACAATTTTGTCCCGGCGCGACCATAGGTGTCGTCCAACAGAATAAGAAGGAGGTCGAGGGTTGCGACTTTGTGATCGCCATGCTTCAATCTCTGTCTCTCAAAGAATACTCCTTCGACGATTTCGATTCGGTCGGGACGGTCATAGTCGACGAAGCGCATCACATTTGTGCCAAGGTGTTCAGTCAGTCCCTGTTTAAAATGTGCCCACGCCACATTTTCGGTCTCTCGGCTACCCCCGAGCGGAAAGACGGTCTTACCAAAGTTTTGCACTGGTTTATGGGCCCAACGTTTTTCGCGGTCGAGCGGAAGAACCAGGAACAGGTCGAAGTCTTTCCGGTCACCTTTGATTCGCCGAATTATAAAAATCCACCGCCCAGTATGCGAAACGGTAAAATTAGTATGCCGAATATGATTACGCTTCTGGTCGAGGACCGACAAAGGAATAAAATGTTAGTGGAACTGGTAAAAAAGGCGTCGGCGGGGACGAGACAATTACTGGTCCTGAGCGACCGGCGACTTCACTGCGAGCTGCTCCACCAGTGTTTTCCCACGACTTCTGGTCTGTACATGGGAGGCATGAAAGAAAAGGCCCTCCAAGAATCGTCGAAGAAGAAGATCATCTTCGCGACATTTTCCCAAGCGCACGAAGGGTTGGATATCCCGACACTCGATACCGTCATATTGGCGAGTCCAAAATCGGACATCGTGCAATCGATCGGACGTATCATGCGAGAGACGAAGGGAAAGAAGAACAATCCACACATCCATGACGTACATGATCCATGGAGCGTGTTCACCGCAATGTTTTACAAGCGCATGAAAGTGTACCGACAGGGTGGATTTAAAATTCACGGTAACGGTAAAATTGCCGAGGAAAAAGACGAATTCCCCCGAGGTAAATGCTTTTTCACATAATTACTTTCTCTGGTTAGCCTTTTTAATAAAAAGATTCAGGAAAAGCTTCTCGTAAACGGGTTTCTTTTTAGTTACCATTACCGCCCTAGACAGACGCGTGCCGTTCGTGTTCAAATTCTTGACAATTTTTTTGCGGTTGCGACCGCCCCTGTAGACCGACTGAATCTTCGTCGCGGCCTTTGCCTTTTTTTTATACGTCGACATCATTTACTATGTACTGACATTATTTACCATCAGGGGGTAGACCCTCAGGTAGATAATCGACTTACTTTTTCATTGAGTCCGAAACGGCTAACATGACCACACCTACGATAAAGGCCAGGATCACATAGTTCAACTCGGTATCCTCATCTCCTTTCTCGGGCTGTGGTTTCTGGGGAGCGACGGCCACCTCAGGGCGTCGCTGCGGAGGAGGTTCGAGATCCTCCAGCGGGCAATACGCTATCATATATCATTATATCACAAATTAATTTCATTTTTTTTGGTCGTCTTGCGACGCCTTTTGGGTTTGGACCCGACGTTGACCTCCTTGATCTCGCCGCCTGTGCTCTCGCCTGATATAGACATGATATCGCTCAACTCATCCTCCTCGTCGATCGGAGGCGGTCGGCTCCCGCCGGTGTTCAAGTTCGAATTCATGGGCATAGGAGGCGGCATAGAAATGCCACCCATCAAGCTGGCAATATCCAGCCCGGGGCCCTGCATCTCGTAATTGCCCGTACCGCCCACTGGAGGTTCCACGTAGGGCTCGTCGGGGTTCCTCGGTGCCGTGTTCTGCACGGCCGACATCATATTCTTCACGAGTTCAGGGTTTTGTTTAATGACGTCATTCATGTTCGGGATCGCAGTCTTGAACATGCTGTTTGTGAGATGAAACATCATCGCAGAACCGCCGAGCATCATGATCAATTTCACCTCTGGCGCGACACTGACCTTCGAACGGTACTTGACGTACAACTCCTCAAAGACCGAATCATAGTCATCAACGTTCTCCATGACGGATTCGGACCAACCTTCGAGTTGAATCTCGAAAGGGTTATACCGCTTGTTGAGGAACTCAAGACCGGTGACACAGGCCACCAACATACGTCGCGAGAATCGAATCGACTGTTCGACATCGATCGAATACGTAATTCTTTTTACTTCCGAACGAAGCTCCTCGACGTTCGAGTACGCATTGAGCCGTTTGTTCACGGTAAATCCTTTCTTCTCCAGGCGAGCCAACTTATTGAGTAAATCACTCTTCTCCTCGTCGATGGAGGTGTACCCCTGAGTGGGTTTCTGTTCCTCTGATCGCATACCAGGACCGTCGTCGTCGTCGAAATCCATCTCATCGTCCTCATCGCCGTAATCGATTTCTTCGTTTTGCATGGGATGTGCTGCATTGGGAACGGACTGCTTATCCGGGTTCACGAATGCATCCATTGCCTCCTGGTGTTGAGGGGGAGGGCGTGTACCGAACGCGCTCTTCTGCGGGCGCGGGACAGGTTTGGCGCGAGGTACTGAAATTTCGATCTCATCGTACAGGGCCTGTTCGTCAGCATCCAATTTCATCACGTTGGTACGTCCGCGGTCCAGGGTAATGTCGTCCATCTCTACCCTCTAATAATAATTATTACGTTTCTCTTTAACGCACTTTTTTTGTAGACGTATAGTAAATATGTTCCTCAAATTCAACAAGACCAACCGCGGCGCGCTCATGTACATGGCCGTCCTCTTCGGTCTCATCTGTGTCCTGACCGTCCTCCAGGGTGGGTCCTCCGGGTACCAGCCCAGGCCGATCACCATCAACGCCGTGAGCCAGGGATCCCTCTTCGATCTCGACCACAGCGAGGAGTGTGTCGCCGGCGCTCCTAACGGCAGCCCCTACAGCAAGTCTCTGACCCCGGGCGGTCTCTGCGGTGCGCAGGGTCTCGTCGCCGACCACGCCGGCTACTCCATCTCCGGGGGTATCGGCGGATCTTTAATCTAAACGTATAGTAACATGGTTCCCGATCTCAATTACGAGTACCACACCATCACCATCGACTCCAATGGTCAGGCGGCTGCGAACACTTTCACCAGCTACCTGGAAATTCCACTCAAGAACGTCGTCGAGGCGAAACTCCTGGCCGCGCACGTTCACACGAAGACGTCTAATCAACACATTTACATCAGTATCGATGAACTCGATTCCAACTTCAACGACAGGGCGACCCCCGTGCTCAACGGGGTCGGAACCATCGGTAAGATCAAGGGTGTTTTCGCGTCTTTAATTTCCGATGTCACCGCCGTCGGTACCGCGAATCACATCACCAACTTTAAGGGTGATTACGACGTCAGCACGCAATACATAAACCCACTGAGGAAGGTTGATAAATTTACCGTGAATATCATGAATCAAGACGGCGATGGAATCTTACCGAACACGGCGGGTACCCCGAACTATCTCATCGTCAAGTTCACGTGTCTTAAAGGCAATCTGTAATTTTCTCACATAGTAGTAGTAACGATGTCAGCGGGAATCACCCAGCTCATCGCCATAGGTGCTCAGGACCAGTTCATCATGGGGAAACCCGAGATCTCGTTCTTCAGCAGCACCTTCAAACGACACTCGAATTTTTCCCAGTCCATCGAAAAGCAAACAATCTATGGAGCTGTGAAAAACAATTCAATGTCAAGCGTCCAGTTCGAACGTTCGGGCGACCTTCTGGGGTACTGTTACCTCACGCTGGACGATACCACGCAAGCGTTGGACACGCAACGTTGGGACACTATCATCGATAAGGTGGAATTGCTCATAGGCGGGGCCGTGATCGACTCACAAGATGCTATCTTCACCGAAAAGATCGCCATCGATACGTTCGCGCAGAACGTGAGTAAGAGTGCGAACGGGACGCACCCCGGCGTGTCCGCGCGCTCGTATTTTTATCCCCTCCGATTCTTCTTTTGTGAGGGGCCGCAGTGCGCTCTTCCCTTAGTCGCTTTGAACTATCATAACGTCGAGGTACGAATTCACTGGGCGAGCGAAGCGTCGAACTATAACGTCGAGATGTTCGCCAACTACTATTACCTCGACAACAGCGAACGCGGCGCCATAGCCTCGCGAAAGCATGATCTGTTAATCACCCAGGTTCAAAAGAACATTCCGTCGAACCATACCACACAGGAACTTTACTTTTCACACCCCGTGAAATATATCGCCTCTTCGGACACGACGACCGACGGCGCGCTCACGAGTCCCACGAACAGAGTGAAGATCACCATCAACGGACTCGATCTGTGTACGCCGCGATGGGGGAAGCCGCATTTCATCGATGTTCAGAACTATTACCACACGAATTTCGTGACATCACCCGATTTCTTCCTGTACTGCTTTTGTCTCAGCACGTCATCGCTGCAGCCTACGGGAACTCTAAATTTTTCTCGACTCGAGAGTGTCAAGATCGTGAGCGACAGCATGCCCATCAATCACCCTATATACGCCGTCAATTACAACATCCTACGCATAGAGAACGGCATGGCGGGACTTTTATACGCCAATTAAAAATACCAGACTATAGTAACTATGGTCAAAAACTTACCGACGGTAGAAAGATCCACCAAAATTCGGTTTGGTAAGCACGCTTTGGAGAATCAGGCAGAGAACACCATAGTGTTTAACGCGAGTGATACTCCCTTGCAGGCGACGAACCCATCGGCAGTCTATCTTTCTCCCATCCGTTTTCGGCAGGATTTCTCGGATCCGGAAATCGTTTTTCTTATGTACAACAAGGGGACCGGAGAAATAACCGAGTCAGGCTCAGCCGCGTCCGCCCTGTTCGAACCACCTTTACAAACCGTAACTTCTTACGGAAACACGACCAATAATATCATCCAGTTTACGAATCCTACGACCGCCTTTACCACGAGCGGGAATGTCCACGTCAACGGTGATCTCGAGGTCCAAGGTAACATCAACTTTCATAACGGGACCATCACCGAGATTAAGAACACGGATTTGGTGGTCGAAGATCGTATCATCGGCGTCGCGCACAACAACACACAAGTTGGTCTGGACACGGGGATCATTATTAATTACCCGAACCAGAACGTCGGAATCATCCACCACGGCGACGAAACCCCTAAACGTCTGAGTATCGGGTACACCCAACAGGGTTCGACTGATACGTCCATAACCGCCGACGCGAATAACATCACATTGGATGTGCTCGGTGATTGTACCGTTCAAAACGATCTGACAGTCAACGGTGCTTTCGCCGTCAATAATCTGAACGTCACCAATCTGACTGCCACGGGGACCGTTTCCGCCGCGACCGTTTCAGGTACCACCGGAACTTTCTCGGGGGCAGTCTCTGGTACCACCGGAACTTTCACGGGGGCAGTCTCCGGGACGAGTTTTTCAGATGGCACGGCGACGCTCACGGGTGGGGCGTGGTCGGGGTCCGCGGCTAC